AGCGTAACTGCCGATGTTTATTTCCGTTGTCAGCGTTTGCGAAAGTATTGCCTTGCTGATCTCGGTGTTGCACATATTTATTACGCCGTTGAACAGTTCCTTACTGGTCGTTGCTTTTATTGTCTCAGTCTCGATGTTCATATCATCCGGGAATATTATTACGTTGTCTCGGGCGATGTCTTTTATACTTTCTTTGAAAGTTTCTACGTCTTCGTTTGGCACGTTCCTGCCGTACGATGCTTTCAAATACGGGAACCCAAATTTTTCCGCAAATTCTACCCAATTAGATTGACTCGCGTGTTTGTATTGAACCGCCCAATAGCATTTACTTAGCAACGCTTCGCCATATGGATTTATCCTGGTAGCTTCATGCGTCGGGCAAATCACTTTGAGCGGCGGCGGCGTTTGCGGTTCATATCCGTCTTGCGGGTAGTACTGTAGCGTTCCGTTTGAGTCAAATACGAAATTTTCTTGTTTTCTAACCGCTATATCCTTTGGGTAAATTTCTCCGTCGTAATCGTACATTATTTCAATCGGCTGGAATCCAAATAATACTGTTTCTAATATCGCCCTAATTAATTTCTTAACTCCGATTGCCTCGATGCGTTTAGCCGCTTTTCCGGTTCCTGTCTCGTCAAATGCCCAGTCGAGGGTTAATATTGCCGCCTTTCGTTGCTGGATCGAGGACCATAAATGTGGGTCCTGTTTTAGTTCCCGGTAAGCGCTGTAATGTTGTCCGGTTCGCAGTTTTGTCGGGTCCGGATTTTGTAACTGCTTCTGAAACCTGTCCCATGCGTATTTTATTTCGCTTTTATTATTCATTATATTGTCCTGTAATTTATGACTACTGTTATTTTGCCTGCTATTATTAAATTAGGAGTGTATTTTACCCAGATTCTTTCTGGCAATAAATCTAGCGTGTAATTTGCCGCGTTTGCCGTGTTGTTTGCTGTGTTTACGTTTATCGTTGTTAGTAATATTTGGCTATTGTTTTCCGATGTTCCGTATATTTGTATCGTTCCGTTAGGCGTTCCAATTATTCCACTCCACGCCGCTTGTATTCCCGTCGCTTCGCTTGTTTGCCCTGTTATCGCGCTTTTCTTTGTTGTCGTCAGGCGCGTTGTCGTCTTGTTTGCCGCCGCGTTGTGGTTCAATAGTAGATATCTTATCATGCTCAATGTCCCGTAAAATTTTTAATTCGTAATTTATTTTTTGCCGTAAATCGTCAAAATCTATATCCTCCGTTCTGTCGTCTGTAGCTAACTACCTAACGGCGTCCTTTGCGTCCGCCGTTAGTTTTATTAGCTTCAGTATTGATTCCGGCGATGATAGCCGGTTAAATCCTTCGTTAACTCTCTGCTCTAACCTGGTTAAAAGTTTTTCCGCCATTCTATCTATGATAGTTTCGTCAATCATTTTTTTGTTCGTAATAGTTGTAATCCGTTTCTTCAAATCCAAATAAATCGTCTTGTATTTCTTTTTCGTTGGTAATAAATTTATAAAAATCTTCAGCGTCGGCAATAACTTTTTTCTCCATTAACCTGTTAATTATTGCGTCGGCTCCAAATTTTATCAAATATTGCTTAACCAAGTTTTTCCTTTTAGTTAAGTATCCTTCTATTAATGCGCGGTCATTGATGTGCATTATTCGAAATTTTAATCTGTAACCCCTATGCGTTTGGCTCATAAAATTTACCTAAATCATCAGTTGTTAATTTTCGGTTGTTTATTTCCGTGGTATCAATTTTCGATTCCTTAATTATTAGGCTGTGTTCAATTTCGGAACTACATATGATATCCATCTCCCCGGCGGCGATTTTCTTTAAGTTTCCTATCGCTGTTAATCGCCGCCATACGCACGCCTCCGGCACCTGTCCTTCCCGCATATAGATTTCATAAAGTTTGTGAATTGCCAAATCTACGTTGAATACTTGAATTTGTTGCGGAATTGGTATGTTATCTCCCAGCGGGATTTTGTAACGCCCTTTAATGTATGTATCAATTTCAGCCGCGCACGCTTCTATTATTACGGCTACCAGCGTTTCGTTTATCGTTGTTCCCGATGGGTCTCCGGTTAATATCGCTAATTCCGATTCAGTTAGCCAATTGAGTATTTCTAGTTGGTTAATGTAATGTGCCATTGTTTTATATACATTGTTTTAACAAGATTGTTGTAAATCCCGCCCCGCTTGTGGGCGTTAAACATATTCCAAGTTTGTGTTCCGCCGCGTCCAATGCCTTAACTTTCCCGTCGGCGGCACAGCTTAGCCAGCCGCCCGCGGTTACCGCTTCCGAGCATTCTACCATAGCGGTACCTGAAGTAATAATCGTTGCAAGGTCTCCGCTGTCCCATGCAATCTCCGTTACCCCTATTCCCGCCTCGTTTGCGTTGGCGTAAGCTCCGCTTGCTTTAATTACCCTGTATGGTTCTAATGCTTCGGCGGCGGTTATTTTTAGCGTTTCGCCCGGCGCGTATGTAAGATTTTTCTTTCCCATTGCTTTTCTCTTTCTTTGTTTTGATAATTCAGTTATTTTTATTAAAAATTTTATCGGGCCTATAACAACCCTTTTTTCAATTTTTTTGTACAGGGGGGGGTTTTCTGTTTTCATTGGGCTTCCAAAAAAGGAAGATCAATGTAACGATCACCCCCACTATTGTTAGTTGCATGTCCTTAGGCAATTCAATGTCAAAAGCCTGGTTCAGTACGATTGCAACTATTCCCATTATCGCTCCTATCAGCGTTGTTAACTGATCCTTTGTTTTAATTTTTCCGCCGCTTAATGCCCCGGCTAATCTCATTGCTATTTCTAAAATTTTCCCGAACATTTTATTTCCTTTCTTTTATGCGAGACACGAAGTAAATAAATATGCGCAATTCTTCTGTATGTCCAATATGTCATACATATCGGTATTGCGTATAACTTTAATTTTTCCGCCGTTTTCTTCATATGTGTCAATTGTCGGTTTTCCTTTCTTCTGTAGCGTATAACCGAAACTTGGCGCATATTCCGAGCGCGTTTGGCTGTCCGCTTGGTCTACGTATGCAAGTAACATCGTATCTGTCCAGAGCGCAGTTAAGCTGTCCGCTTCATCGCTATCGCTCGCGTATGATCCTTTTCCAATGTAAATGTTTGGAATTTCAAATAGCTCTGCTAAAATTGCTTTAGTTACTTTCGCCATGCCGGAATATGCTACCTTATCGACGATGTTTTGATGATAAAGTAAGACATTGTATACGTTAGCCGATATGATTGCAACGTTTGGGTAAACGCCTATTGCGCTCCTTATTGCCTCGCGTCCGCTTATTATGTCGGCGATTACGTCTTTGTCGTCGTCATTAACCCAGCTCGCGCCCGCGAGCTTTGCCGTCGTTTGCGTTATTACTAATGGGTTCTGTACGTGGTCTGCTATCGCCTTTTCCCGTTCCAGCTCCAAAAGGTCTTGCAATTCCTTGGTTGTTCGCGTTTCGTATTTTAGTTCGCTCGATGCTTCGCTTAATTCGCGCTTGTCTAACGCTATCTCTACATCGTGTTCGATCAATTGATATTGTACTTTGTCGACATCCGTCGGCGGTATTCGATTGCTCGGCCCTCTTAAACTACGTGTATTTGTTCTCGCTACAAAACTTTCCTTGCCCCATTTTGGAATGTTGCCTTTTTCCTTTTCAACTCCTACCAAAGGATAAATCTTTGAGCCGACAAACGCTTCATTACTGTATCCGTGGGCTATTCCCGTTAATACCGGGTCAACCATTCTCAAATTGTCTGTCCGTGCGTCGAATAAATATATTATTCCGTCTTGCGGCCTCGTAAAGTTTAACGCCGTCATAATAATAATTATTATTTGTTGGATTAATTTCATTGTTAATTCCTTTCGTTTATTTGTTTAAAATTATGTTTAATGCAACTTCGTACGTGCATTTATGCTCTGCGGCGTATTTCATTACCTTATTGTGTAATTTCGTCCGTTCTGTTAAATCGTCTGTTCCGCCGTCTCCTCCGGCTTTTTCGTCAATTTCCAATTCGTTCATTAACGATTCTGTTTTTACAGCCGCGAATTCTGAAATTTGCTTCATTGTATTTAACGCCGTTTCGTAATCCGTACGGGTAAATAACAATTCAGATTGTTCAATTATCTTTTTTGCGGTCTCTGCGCCGAGCTTTTTTTCCGTGATTAGTCGTTTTATTTCGGCGGAAAACTCGCGAAATTTCATTTCGTCAATTTCTTTCTTCAGTTTTGCGTTCTCGTCTTTCAATGTTTTCGCCTCTTCTGTGTCTATGGAGTATGTTACTACCCCGTCGCCTGCCGCGTCGAATTTTATTGGATTCAAACCGCCTACCTTTGGCAGCGTCGCGCCCAATAATCCTACGTGCATTAATTGCGTTCCGTTCATTGCCACTGATACATTCCTGTATTTGCCGTCTCTTATGTCCGTCATTGCTTTTTGCGACAAATTTGTTATGTCGGCGATTATCTTGCCGCCGCTTAATTGCAATCGCTGAACCCAACCGTGAGCCGGCGCGTCGTTTGTCGGATGCCCGTAAACCAGCGGCGCTTTTTGGTTTTCCTCTTTTTTTACGCGTTTGTTGTAATTCCTGACGATTGTTTTTAAAATCTTTTCAGTTATAACTACAACCCGTTCGCCAAAATGATAAGTTCCTTTTTTGAAAATTTCAATTAACATTGTTTTTCTCCGTTATTTTTATTTAATTAATTCAAAATGAGCCAGGTCGTCAAATGTTTGATCCCTAAAGTCCTGATCCCCGTCCCAGTCGCCTCCCCACCTTATGTGATGTTCGATCATTCCCTTTTTGTAAAGTATTTCGCTTACCGTCATTACTATGCCTGCGAGGAAGTAGAA